ATGAATAACACACATCCAGTTATTCACACTTCTTTGAACGAAGAAGATTGGCAGAGGTTGAGAAGTTCACGCTTCACCGCTTCCGAAATCCACAAACTGATGGGAACTCCGAAAAACAAATCGGAGTTCCTTTCCGAAACTGCCAAATCATTTGTCTTTGAGAAGGCAGCGGAATACTTAACCGGTGCGAAATCGGAGATCTATGGTCGGGCTTTGGATTGGGGGAAGGAACATGAGAAGGAAGCCTTCCACTATTTCAGCCAACAGACCGATGATTTCTTCACATACTACGGTGCAGAGACATACACCTTCATCACTTATGGGGAATGGGGAGGGTATTCACCTGATGCACTTGGTCACCAGTTGGTAGAAATCAAATGTCCGTTCAATTCAGGCAACCACTTGCAAAACTTCTTCATCCAAAACAATGAGCAACTCAAGTCAAAACGCACGGAGTATTTTTGGCAGATGCAAATGGGAATGATTGCAACCGGATTGGAAGAAGGTTTGTTTGTCAGTTATGATCCCCGAATGCCCATCGGCAAGAAGCTCACAACCACTCTCATTACTTTGGAAGAGGACATCCAAGAAATCATTGATGAGAAATTGACCTACGCTGGGGAACTATTTTTGTCAATCACAAAATAAATCGTTCATTCACAAAGCCAATTAGAAAATAAATTTGCATAAGTGAAAGAAAGTATGTTGTTTTGAATCATGGATATGACAAACAAACAAAAAATCAACTACCAATTGGAAGTTTTAGAAATCGAATTGACTGGCATTATTGCCATCACAAGAAAGCCAAATTTACTTTTTCGTGAAATCTATGAAAAGAGAATTGCAAATTTACTTGCTCGTAAAAACGAATTAACAACAATCTTGGAGGCTTAATTGCTCACTTTACAACTATGGCACTTGACATTATCTACCCAATCGTTTTAACACCCATCGTTTTTGCGGTGGGTTACGGTCTACATTGCATTAAGAAAGCAATGAACAAAGAACTTCCTGAAGCCAAACCATACCAGTTTGAACGGGATCAGTACAATCCGGAGTTTGACCAATTCAGTCAAACTATCTTCAATCACAAATTCTACAAAGGAAAAGCAAAATGATACTTACAATCGCACTTGGTTTGACTTCATCCATCTTCGCATATAGATTATATACGAATGAGAAAAGGTCACAAGATTTCATCAAAGAGTTTGACCGTCTAAATCGCATTAATAGAGATTTAGATGAGATGGTTTGGTCAATGAAGATTGAGTTACAACAATCAAAGAACGAGACGGTGATGGCGAAGATGGAACACGAGAAGACCAAACAAGAACTGGAAGACAAAATTCAAACTTGGCAGAACCAATTTACAGAATTAAAAAATGTTGAAAGCAAGGGTAGTAAAAGCGACAATTAATTCCATTTGCAAGTGGCGGGTATACTTCGCTGGAGAATTACTTGCCACATTTGAAACGGAAAAAGATGCACGAGATTACGCAGAATTTATAGACAGACAATGAAAACAGATATAACACCCAAAGAAAAATCCGAAGAGCTTATCGCCAAATTTTACACCATCAATGCGGAAACGGTTGAATTGGTAGATGGAGATTTTGATATGATTCATTCACTATCGGAAGACGATGCAATCAAATGTGCGAGAGTTGCAGTATATGAAATACTTGATCATTGCACAGAAGTAAGTAAATACTATTGGTTGAAAGTTCTTCACGAGTTAATCCCAAACGCAAATGAAGATCAGGGTTAAACATAGAAACACAGAAATAGAACTTGAAGACATCAAGACCATCAATCACAATCTTGATATCATTAGTTTGGTCAAAGCAATCTCACAACAGATTCAAGAAATAATTAAGGCAGAAAATGAAAACACCAATTGAACGCTTGGTTGAACACCTACGCACAGAATACCCGGATTTGTATCTCAGCCCACACCTGATTTTCAATTTCAAGCAACTGGAGAAAATGGATCAACAACTCGCATACAATGCCGGGTTTGCCAATGCAAAGAAAATGTACTGTGAAAAATCTAACTGATAAACAAGCACTATGTTGGGCAATCGCAATCCTTCGTGATGATATGCGTTGCACCTGGAGACAGATTGCCCAGCGAATGCAATTCAGCGAATGCAAAGTGCGTCATCTTTACACACAAACAAAACCACTTTGAAACAATTGTAAAAATGAAATTCATTTAGTATATTTGTATTGTTAACGAGAAGGTTGCAGTTTCTCAACGTTAAAAGATTTTTACCCTGTTGGAATAGTCGCACTGCAACTGCACTATTTCGATGGGGTTTTTTTATGTCAAAAAATAAGAAATCATTCCTACTCTATTGTGATTTAATTCACACGGTAGACCAACTCACAAACGAACAGGCTGGTGATCTGTTCAAGCACATACTACGATATGTGAATGACCAAGAACCACAGACGGACAATGTGATTACTCGCATTGCTTTTGAACCAATAAAACAATCATTGATGAGAGATTTGGTAAAATACAAATCTATTTGTGAACGGAATTCGGACAATGCAAAGAAGCGATGGGATGCGACCGCATCCGATGGCATACGACCGCTTACCAAAAATGCCGATAGTGATAGTGATAGAGATAGTGAAAGAGATAAAGATAAAAAAGTATTTAAGAAACCGACCATTGAAGATGTTAAAACTTATATGAAAGAACTCGGAATGAATGACATCTCGGAAAGATGGATGTCTCATTATGAATCAAATGGTTGGTTGGTTGGTAAAAACAAAATGAAAGATTGGAAGGCATCGGTGAGAACTTGGAAATTAAATAATCTTCAAACCGAGGAAATTAAAACTAACAAACCTAAAATTGCAGTACTATGAACACAGAGAGAATCATCCTATCGAATATGTTGTTTTACGATGACGCAAAACACTTCCTACCAAGAATAAACAAGAACTGGTTTACGGATTCAATGTCATCCAAATTGGTTGAAGTTATGACAGAGATGTACTACAACAACGAAGCCATTGACTATATGAGTTTATCCAAACACTTTGACCGAGTTCAAGTGATTGAGATTATCCAACTTCAACAACAAGCATCCGGCATCACGGACATCAAACCACACCTGATGCAATTGGAACACGATTACATCAAGAAGCAAGTTGTTGAAGGTGTTTTGTCGTTGGATGTAACAAAGGAATTGAATGAGCTTGTTACCGACATTCAAAATGTAGTTGAACGCACAACCTTCTCAACCCATAAAGAACCATCCAGTATTGTCAAGGTGACCAACAAGGTAGTTGATCAAATTGTATTCAATGCACAGAATGGTGGGAACTTAACTGGAAAGCAAACCGGATGGAGATTCCTTGACAAGTACATCGGTGGATACAACGAAGGGGATTTGATTGTGGTTGCTGGAAGACCGGGAATGGGAAAGACGGCAATTGCTTTGACATTGACAAAGGAGTTTGCACAGATTGGAGGTAAGGCATTGTTCATTTCACTTGAGATGTCCAATGAGCAACTCGCCAAGAGATACATTTCCCTGATTGGAGACATTGCCAATTGGAAGATTCGCAACGGACAATTGAGAGAAAATGAAATCCTTCAGGTGTGTGAGATTGCAAACAGGCAAACGATTGAGTTCTTCATTGATGATGATGTGGATTCTCGCATCGGACAAATCAAAGCCAAAGCAAAACTTCACAAATCAACGAAGGGATTGAACTTGCTTGTCATTGACTACATCCAGTTAATCAAAGGAACAAAGACAAACCGTGAACAAGAGATTGCAGAGATTTCACGAACGCTTAAACTTCTTGCAAAGGAACTTAAAATAACGGTGATGATTCTTGCACAGTTATCACGCAAGAGTGAGGAAAGAGCAGACAAGAGACCGATGTTGAGTGACCTTCGGGAATCAGGTGCAATTGAACAAGATGCAGACATCGTGATGTTCCCATTTAGACCAATGTACTATGAGCAAGAGAAGCCCGAAATGGAGGAAGCGGAGTTGATTATCGCAAAGAACCGAAATGGAGAGTGCGTCACAATACCGACATACTTTGAAGGAATGTATACCAGTTACAAGGAACGCATATGAGAAAGTATTGGACAAAAGAAGAAGCTGAAGAATTACAACGGTTATATCCAACAACCACTGGGAAAGATTTGGCTTTGCGTTTTGGATGTAATGTCCAGCAGATTTACAACCGTGCAAACAAAATGGGATTACATAAAGATCTTGATTTTTTGCATCAATACTATCGTGAAAACTTCAAAGGAAACAAAGCCACTCAATTCAAAAAAGGAATGAAATCCTGGAATAAAGGTCAAAAAGGATTACAGATCGGAGGAGTTGAAACACAATTCAAAAAGGGTAGATTGCCACACAATACCAAGCCGATTGGATTCCGTTCATATCGTGATGGGTACTTGGTGGAAAGAGTTGAGAAAGGATTTGAATTTGTTCACAAACTAATTTGGAAACAACATCACGGAGAAATACCAATGGGAATGTTTGTGGTATTCAAAGACCGAAACAAGAACAACATTTGTATTGAAAACTTGGAAATCATTGACCGAGTGGAACACATCCGAAGAAATCACATCCAAAATCTACCACAAGAATTGAAGGAAGTAGTACATATTAAAAAATCAATCACACGAAAAATTAATCAAATAGAAAAAAATGGCACGAAATAAAATTAACGATCTCCGTGATCACTTATTTGAAACACTGGAACGCCTGAAAGATGGCGACATTGACATCGCAACTGCAAAAGCAATGGCAGATGTTGGACAAGTAATTATCAATTCAGCAAAGATTGAAATTGATTTCATCAGAGCAACTGGATCAACAAAGGATTCAGGATTCATTCGATTAGGCGAAGGCAATGAAAAGTTGTTATGAAAATAATTGACTACCGCAGATTCAACCAACTGCGAACAAAAGCAAAAGAATTGCCAATGTACAAAGAATTCATCTCACTCGTTGAAAAGGACAAAAAGGTACAATGCTACAACACACTCCAAGATATGCTCTTAGATGCGTTCAAATGGGACAAAACGCCACAAGGTCACGAGTACTGGCAATCCGTCTATGATTCAATCGTACTTGAGGAACATCCAAAATGCCCAAAGTGTAATCAAATTGGGAAGGTGTGGTTGCTCAAGACCGTAAACAAGCACAAATGTCAAAAATGTAAAATCACATTCTAATGATCAGCCACTATCAAGAAGTTCACAACCTAAAGCAAGAAATTCGCAGATTGCGTCTACAGATTGCAGATATAACCGTCAAGCACGACAAAGAGTTGAAACGATTAAAAGAAGAAATCATTCAACCCAAGTGCGATTTGAAAACTATTGATGCTGACTGGACAGATGCTATGCGAGTTTGTTGTCAAGCCTACGATGTCACACCTGATCTTGTGATTTCATCATTGAGAAAACAATCGGTTGTCTATGCCCGTCATATGTTTTCCTTCCTTTGCCGTAAGCACTTGAAGATGACATTCTCATCAATTGGCTATATATTGGGGAGAGACCATTCCAGCGTGATGAATGCCATCAATGTGTTTGACAATCTAATTACACACGACAGAACCACACGACAAACCTATGAAACATCCGTTCAGTTATTGGGTGATTACTTGCACCAAAGGACTCTCGTCATCGATACACATCTTGTATGAGGAAGATCAGGTAATAAGATGTCAAAAAAAATACGAAAAAGATGGTTATATTTGCATTATTGAAAAGAAAAATTGAATAAAGCCGACATCATATTGGAACTATCCAAAGCCGATTGGCTGAAGAAAGCAACCAAGAACATTGCAAAAAACAATGAGTTGGCAAGGGAGTTGTATCAATTTTACTTTTTGACAATACTTGAGAAACCTGATGAACAAATCGAGAAAATATACAGAGACGGATACATCCAGTTTTGGTCAATCCGTCTTCTATACCTTTGTATCAACGGCAACCGGCATCCCTTTGGCGAATCAAGAATATATGATCAACATGATGTGTACGAGCTTGACTTCGCTGAAGAAATTGACTTACTGGATGAGAGGGAACAAGCCGAAGGAATCGAACTTGAACGAATCAATAAAATAAACCAAGTAACAGAATCAGCATATTTCTATGAACGAGAACTTTTCAAACTATGGTGTTCAGGAATGTCTGCAAGGGCAATCCACAGAAAGACCGACATCTCGGTTCGTGAAGTGTTGAGAGTAATTAAACTAATGAAAGAAAGATGTACAACGAAATAATTGGGATTGCTTGTTTGGCAATCATCATCGTAAACTTTGGCAAACCAGCCGATCTATTAAAACGCTATCTCTACGGAAGCGACTATTCCAAATGGAAGAGAATGAAACCCATTGACTGTGCTTTCTGCTTGTCGTGGTGGTTGGGCTTGTCCTTTTTCTTGTACACATACGGTTGGGTGGGGATACTTTATGCATCCATCGCAACTGTGATTGTCGCACTATTAGAAACCAAACTATGACACCACAAGAGAAAGCGAAAGAATTGGTTGACAAATTCACCGTAGTAGGATTGCAACAAAGAAACGAAGGGATTCAATGTGCGTTAATCATGTGTGATGAATTGTTATGTAACTCAACATTTTTAATCAGTACGGGCGAATCATATTTTTGGAATGAAGTAAAAAAAGAAATAGAAAAACTATGACAACAAAAGGAAAAGCACAAGAATTAATAAAAAAATTTAGTTTTAATACAAGATGTTTTAGTGAAACTAAAGGTTGGGAAGATTCTTTTTTTGACGCTAAAGAATGTGCATTGATTGCAGTTGATGAGATATTGAGTATAAACTCCGTTGATAAGGATGAGGATTTATCAAACTATTGGGAACAAGTAAAACAAGAAATACAAAAACTATGAGCAACATCGAATTTATACTATCACTCCAACCCCTTTACGATGTTTGGAAGAAAACACAAGTATTTGCACCAACACCAGAACAAGGTGCAATCCTGAACAATGTTCACCGTGAAATCTTCGGAAGGAACTTGCCAAATTGCAGTACTTGTGTAACTGAAGCATTGCACTCACTTTTGATATGGGCTAACCAACAACAAGAAGCCATCACCAAAGCACAACTTGCCGATGATGAGCATAAACCAAAAAGGAGAAGAAAGAATGAAAGCAATCCTTGAGTTTGATTTAACTGAAGAAAGAGCAGAGTTTGATATGGCAGTGAACGGATACAAGTTCTCTCTCGTTGCTTACTATTTAGACCAGCACTTGAGAGGATTGATTAAGTATGCACCGGATAACCAAAGCGAGGATACTTACAAAGCATTGCAAGAGACAAGAGACAAACTCCACCAACTGCTGAATGAGTATAATTTGGAGGTATGAAGAAACACACAATGGTATATTTCAAACACTTTGGCTATGACATCAGCTCATTCATAGATTGTGAGGTATGTGGTAAAGTTGGGAACGACCTTCACCATATCGAAGCAAGGGGAATGGGAGGTACAAAAACAAAGGATGTCATTGAAAACCTAATGTGTTTGTGTAGAGAATGTCACATCAAATATGGTGACAAGAAACAATACAAGGAGTGGTTGAAATCCATTCACGAACAAAGATTGTCAATGGTAAAATAACAACGAAATAACAACGAGAGCAATGGCAAATGAACAGAACTTGAAACCATTCAAAAAAGGTGGGGATGAAAGAATAAATCTGCAAGGTAGACCGCAGAAACTCATCACACAAATGAAGGAGATTGGATACACCAAATCCCAAGTTGAAGACACGATGTTGTCTATGTTGTCGCTTGGGCGTAAGGAACTGGAGAAGATAGATCGTGGGGATGAATACACGATAATGGAACGCACGATTGCCGGTGCATTGCTGAAAGGTCACGACAAGAACTCTCTGTTCAACTTGGAGATGTTGCTAACACGATCACAAGGCAAACCAAAAGAAACAATTGACCAAACTATTGAAAGTAAAAATTTCACAATAACTTTGAATTTAGATGAGAGCAAGTTGGAGAGGTGATGACAAACTACCACCACAAGATGAAGACATCCAAGTCGTTTACACTACGGATGCGAGAATAACTTTGGCAAGGTACTTCGATGACCTTTGGGTTGATGAGTACACCAATGCAATTATTGATGTGGCATATTGGATGCCTATCCCAGTAACCCCGAACGAATGACACCTGAAGAAAAAGCATTCCAACTCAAGGAGAGTTTTGGCAACGGATTGACCACAAGAGATTGTGCGTTGATTTGCATTGATGAAATACTTGAAGCCTTGTCGTATAACTCGTGGCAAAATAGGAATGAGATTATTTTCTTCGTTGGTGTAAAAAAACAACTGGAAGAACTATGAGGGTTATTCAGTCGGGACATCTTGGTGATTTGATCTATTCACTCACCGCAACCAAGCGAGTTGCAGAGTTACACGGTGCGGTAGATTTCCACATCGGATTCCGTGAAAGGAACACCGTTGATGGTCATCCAAGCGGTGGATACTGTATGAACTTAAACTCATACGAATATATCAAACCATTGCTTGAGCATCAATCCTACATTAGAAAGGTTGAGATGCACTCGCACATTGATATGGGGTATGACTTTGATAAGTTCAGGCGTCACGGATTGAATCTTGCTACTGGTGATTTGAGACGAAATCACTTTCTTGTCTATCCTGAATTGATAACCGACCTTCACGAACCTTGCATTGAAGCCAGTGAACCAATCGCATACTTTGCGGACAAGATTCTCTTGAACTTCTCTGCTCGTTATCGCAACCACGACATCAACTATTTCCCACTCAAGGAACACAAGTGCGTTTTCTTTGGATACGAATCCGAATATATTGCATTCACCGAGAGATGGCAGTTGGATTGTGAACTATTGAAATGTCAGGATGCTTTGATGTTGGCAACCATTGTCGGCAGTTGCAAGGCGTTCATTGGGAATCAGTCAAGCACCTACGCAATTGCAGAGCAAATGAAGGTAAAACGATTGCTTGAGGTATGCGTTCACTCACCGAATGTTATTCCTGTCAACAATGGCTTTGACTATTTAACGAATCAAGGCTTTAATTACTTACTTAATACCCTATGAAACTTTTAATACTAACAGACGGAATCAATGGCGTGGTTTACCATCGCATCTACGCACCACATTTGAGAATGCAAATAAACGGAGAAGCCGAGGTTGATGTTTGCCAATCACAAGCCGAATGGATGATGGTTGACCTTGCCCCCTACGATGTAATTGTTTTCTCACGATGGCTTGGAAAGAACCAGTACGATGTCTTGAAACGAATCACGGATGCCGGGAAGCCTTATGTGATTGATGTGGATGACTATTGGGTTTTGCCGAAATACAATCCAGCATACTGGGCTTATCGCAAAGGAATAAAGAACTCAATCAAGGATGCCATAAACTATGCGGATGCTGTATTCTGCACCACTCAAAAACTTGCCAATGAAGTGAGGACAATCAACGAGAATGTATACATTGTGCCAAACTGTTTGGATACATCTCACAACCAATGGAAGCAACCAAAGGAAAAGAACGAGAGAGTGAAAATAGGATGGGTTGGTGGAATCACACACGAGGAGGATTTGAAGCTCATTGCCGATGACATCAATTCTATGGATGTGGATTTCTACATTTGCGGATACACTCCGAGTGATCATTGGAACAACATCGTGAAACTGATTCCCAAAGCCAACATCGTTCAAGGTACTTCGGTGTTTGAATACGGTGAGGTATACAAGCACTTTGATTTCGTACTTGCACCCCTTCAGGACAACCACTTCAACAACTGCAAATCGGAGTTGAAGATTGTGGAAGCCGCTGCCTATTCTATCCCAATTATCTGTTCTGCGGTTTACCCATACTTATACCATACCGGAAATGATGGTGTAATCTTTGCAACTCAAAACAACTGGAAGGCATCCATTGAGAAACTGATTGATGCTGGTCATTCGGTGAGACAATCAATGGGCGAATCAAATCGCATTTATTGTGAGACCTACCACAACCTTGAACTGCACAACCTAACACGATTAAGTGTGTACCAAAGTTTATGCAAATAACCTATCAAAGACCATATGTCACGAGTTACCAAAAAGACATCCTTGATTGTGATGCTCGTTTTACCATTACTGCTGCGTCTACCAAGACGGGCAAGACGGCAAGTCATATCATATGGTTATTTGAACAAGCGTTGAAGTGCAAAGACAATCAATCGGTTTGGTGGGTTGCACCAGTATACCAACAAGCGGAGATTGCATTCCGAAGGATGAAGTCACAAGTCACCGACAAGAACTTCTTTATCAGCAACGAAACCAAACTTTTGCTGACTCTTCCCACAGGTGCAAGGATAGAATTCAAATCAGGTGAGAAGCCTGACAACTTGTATGGGGATGATGTCTACGCTGCCGTGATTGATGAGGCATCAAGGATGCGTGAGGAGAGTTGGTATGCGATGCGTTCAACCCTAACTGCCACACAAGGCAAATGTAAACTGATTGGGAACGTGAAGGGAAAGAAGAATTGGTTCTATAAGTTGGGCGAAAGAGCGAGAAGCGGAGAGAGTGAATATAAGTATTTCAAGATTACGGCATATGATGCGGTCAAGGAAGGCATTCTCAAACTTGAGGAGGTTGAACAAGCCAAACGAGATCTCCCACTTCATGTCTTCAATGAGTTGTATTTGGCAGAACCAGCGGATGACAAGACAAACCCCTTCGGGATTGATGCAATCCGCAGTTGTTACAAGCCAGTAACCAACAGAAGTGTTGTGGCTTGGGGCGTGGATTTGGCAAAGTATTCGGATTATACCGTGATTATTGGGTTAGATGCGAATAATTGCGTGGCATATGTAGACCGATTCCAAGCGGATTGGTCGCAAACATTGGCAAAGATTACGACATTGATTGGTGTGATTCCAGCATTCTGTGACAGTACCGGTGTTGGGGATCCTATCGTTGAGCAATTGCAACGAAGCCATCCCAGAATCAAAGGATTCAAGTTCACATCACAGAGCAAACAACAACTGATTGAAGGGTTGGTCATCAGCGTACAAAATAGGGAGGTGTATTTCCCTGAAGAACCCATAGGCTCGGAGATGGAGAACTTTGAATTTGAATACACAAGAACTGGTGTGAGGTACACTGCACCACAAGGGTTGCACGATGACTGCGTAATGGCTTTGGCTTTGGCAGTTGACTGCAAAAAACATAATAGACCTGGAACATTTTATTTTGCTTAAACCGTTACAAATTGAAACGATATGAACTGGAACAATATAACCATCCATCAACTGCAAGAGATTCACTCTTGTCGTGATATGTCCAACATTGAACGGACAATGAACATCCTTGCCATCGTAAACCATTGGTCAATGGACAAGGTAGAATCAATGCCGATTGATGACCTTACAAGAGAATTCAAAAAGTTGGAGTTCTTGAATGAGCTTCCAAACCGTCCCGTGCAATTTATGTTCAAGCACAAAGGGAGATATTTCCGATTGGCAAAAACACCCAACGAGATTTGCGGACACCACTTCATTGAACTCCAGCAAGTGTTTAACGGAGATACGATTGAAAGCCTTCACAAGATAATGGCATTACTTGCATACGAGGTGGATTTCTTCGGCAAGTCAAAGACCATCAAAGACGCACAAGCACACTATCAAGACAAGTGCGATTTGTTTCTGTCAATGACTGTGCCGTTGCCGTATTCTTATTCGCTTTTTTTTTCGGCAGTTTATCCGGAGTTATTGAAAACTATCCAATCTTATTTGATCAAGGAGATGGAGAAGTTGAACAAGGAGATAATGTCAGCCCGTTAGGTTGGTTGGAATTGGTTGACAGAATTGTGAAAGGAGACCGTACAAAGTGGGATGCGATTCTCACAATGCCGTTGATTGAGTTCTTGAACACCATCGCATTCTATAAGCAGAAAACAAAGGAGAGACAGAAGCGAATTGAACAGGCAGCGACAAAGGGATTCAATGCCTATGTTGTGGCTTGTCTGCACGAGATGTTGTAACAAATAATAGTACAAATATGTTACGGCAGTATTTCAAATTATTGCCAATTTATAGAGTTACTGGCAATTGTTAGTTGTTAAATTTTTCCACTATAATCGGTGATTACCCGAATAACTGCATGAAATTTTCCAGTATATTCATTCATAAAAGTCATTTGTTGCGATAAGTATTGGGAATCACTACTGATTGCAAAGTATTTATGTCTGATTTGTCCATCATAACTATATGCAATTGAGTATAATGTGTTATATATCGGACAAATTATATGCTTTTGCGTACTATAAGGGACATTTGGAACGCATTCCAACGAGTGCTATTTTTGTGTGTGGCATTATCTATCACTCAACA